AAAGCGATTTTACTTTTGAATTAGAAAAAGAGGTGATAAGATACAACTCTCTCAATAAAAAGCACAACACCATGGTAATAGAGAAAGACACCGAAATCGCAGAACTCCAAAAGATCATCAAGAAACAATCTCCAGCCTACAAGTGGATGTGGTTTGCGATTGGAATAGCAGGAGGCGCGTCGGTTTATTACACCATCGACAAGGCAATCCAATGAATAATGACCCAAACTATATTGTTAAAGTAGAGCAGGCTATCGTTAAGAAGTATGGTGAAGAAGCTATTCAAAATCCTAAAGCAGAATGGGATGAAGAAAAAGAAAAAGTCTATCTTGAACAGATGCGAGAACTCTACAAGAAACAAAAGAAAAACGACGAAGCCAACGACAAAGTAGAACTAAATGGGATAAAGGTTTCAAGAAAACTACTTAATAAAGAATCCAAGACAGGATGTCCTGTTTGTGGAGCATTTTCGCATTCTACCCGTGATGATGTATCGCTCGTAAAGTTTGACTGCTGTTACAAGTGTTATATCAAATGGGTCGAAGGAAGAGAAGAAAGATGGAAAGAAGGGTGGAGACCCAAACAGAATTAGCAACTACTTACTTGAAAAGGAACTTTACACAATGGCTACAGTTTACGAAATCGTCCGGGGCTTATCACAAGCCGCAGCAAACGCCTACGACGGCGCAATGACCGAAGATGGTGAGCCCATCAAAGCAGGTCTAAAGAGAGAAGAGGGTGACCCTCTTATCGATAAGCGAGTAATGGACGGCTTCAATGTCAAGTTCCATGGCAACATGATGCGCCTTTCTTACATGTCCGAGGTCACTCTCAAAGAAGTTTATGCTAATGGCTTTGAATCTGATATGGAATCACAGATGGCTGAAATTGTAAAGTTCCTCAAGAAAGAAGCCCGCAAGATTACCGGCTCTGCTGTTAAACTCACCAAAGAAGGCGAGATCGACATCCGTGTTGAGAACTCTTCAAGAGTCCGTTCTTGGGTTACAGCCGTTATGGAATACAAAGTTGGCGGACTGGAAGAAGTCGCTGTCGTTGGCGAAGCCACAGAAGACAAACTCGCTGCTGGCTGGGAAGCCTTTATGAAGCAGGGTGGTCTTGGTAAGCGCCCACCCAACGACAAGAGACCCCAAAATTCAGGAGAAAAAAAATGAAAATTACGAAGACAAGGCTAAAAGAAATTATCAAGGAAGAACTTAGCAACATTTCTTACGGCGACGAACTCGGTGCTACTGAGCCGCGCTATGATGTAGAGGAAAGCCCAGAGGCTCGCCTCCTAAGAAAACTCTTTATGAGACAGAAACTTGACAGAATGTCCCCAGAAGAGATCGAAGCCCTCGCTGGTGGCGATGAAGAGGTCGCAGAACTTATCCGCAGCATTCAGAACAATCAGATGCTCGATGTTCCGAGAATGTAAAGAAAGATGAATGCCGAGACTAACAAAAAAACAAATTCTCAAAGAAGTCGTTAAGTGCGGTAAAGATCCTTCTTACTTCCTGAAAAACTATGCCCGTATCTCTCACCCGATGCACGGGCTTATGTTGTTTAAGACCTATAATTATCAGGATGTCCTGTTAAACGACTTTAACGACTATCGTTTCAACATCATTAACAAGGGTCGTCAGCTAGGCATCTCAACGATTACGGCTGGTTATATTGTTTGGATGATGTTATTTCATCGCGACAAAGCCATCCTCGTTATGGCTACCAAGTTTGAAACCGCAGGTAACTTGGTTCGCAAAGTCAAAAACATAATGAAGAACCTTCCTGACTGGATCAGGATCGCAAGCATTACGACAGACAACCGCACGTCTTTTGAGTTGTCTAATGGCTCTTCTATCAAAGCTGCCTCTACCTCTGGTGATGCTGGTCGTTCCGAAGCACTATCACTACTGGTGCTTGACGAGGCAGCACACATCGAGGGGCTAGACGATCTATGGACTGGTCTCTATCCAACACTATCTACTGGCGGTCGCTGCATCGCCATCTCCACGCCGAATGGTGTCGGTAACTGGTTCCACAAAACCTGCGTAGGTGCCGAGAGTAACGACAATAATTTTAACCTCACAACACTTATGTGGGATGTTCATCCCGAGAGAGATGAACAATGGTTCAAGAAAGAAACCAAGAACATGTCCAAAAGACAGATCGCTCAGGAGTTGGAATGTAACTTCAACACCTCTGGCGAGACTGTTATTGATCCTGCTGGGATCGAATGGATGATGTCTTTGGTAAAAGAACCAAAGCACAGGACTGGCTTTGATAGAAACTTTTGGATCTGGGAAGAACACGATCCAAGTTGCAATTATCTTATTGCTGCTGACGTAGCGAGAGGCGATGGTGCTGATAGTTCTACATTCCACATTCTAAAATTGGAAACGATGGAAATCATCGGAGAATACCAGGGTAAACCTACACCCGATCTTTATGCCAACATGTTAAATCAGGTGGGCAGAGAGTTTGGAAATGCTATGATGGTCGTGGAAAATAACTCTATTGGTTACACCGTAATAGACAAACTTATAGAATATGCTTATCCCAATCTTTATTATTCGATTAAGTCTACACATGAATACATCGACCAGCACATAGGAGAACACCGCACCGGAACCATCGCAGGATTCTCTACAACAAGTAAGACCAGACCCTTGATTGTAGCCAAGTTGGAAGAGTTTATAAGAAACAAACTAATTAAAACATATTCTTCACGTTTGACGAATGAATTTAGAACATTCATTTGGAATAACGGGAAGCCACAAGCGATGCGAGGATATAACGATGACTTGGTTATGGCTCTTGCAATTTGTTGTTGGGTCAGAGACACAGCAATTCAATCAAATTCAAGAGACCTCAATTATCAAAAAGCCTTTGTCGATTCTATCATGACTTCCAGAACTACCTTGAACACACAGATAAGAGGACAAATAGGCTACACAGGCGACGATACAGTTAGTAAAATGAGCGAAGCACAAAAACTATATTCCCAGCATATGTGGATAATAAAGTGAGAAATTAAATGGCACCTAAAAACCCAAAGCAAGGAAAGAACCCCGCGAACAGAGACTCCCAGTTATTCAAGTCTCTTACTCGCCTGTTCTCAGGACCTATCGTTAGTTACAGATCAGAATCTGGTCGTAAAATTCGCAGACAACATCTTGATAAATACTCTACTAGGTTTAAGACCGCATCAGGGCAGCAGTTCAAGAAACAGTCCTACAACCCCCTAGATACGATCGCGGCGAACGCTATCGCAAACCAGAGGCGCTCAGAGCGTTACATCGATTTCGATCAGATGGAATACATGCCAGAGCTAGCTTCTGCACTAGACATCTACGCAGATGAAATGACGACATTCTCTGCTCTATCTCCGATGCTAAACATCAAGTGCCGCAACGACGAAATCAAAGCAGTCTTGAACATTCTATACCATAAGATTATGAACATCGAACACAATCTTTTCGGTTGGTGCCGAACGATGTGTAAGTATGGTGACTTTATCTTGTATCTGGACATTGACGATAACGAGGGGATTCAATCAACAATTGCCATTCCTCTACAAGAGGTCGAGAGACTAGAGGGACTAGACGCCACAAACCCCAATTATGTTCAATACCAGTGGAACTCTGCTGGAATGACTTTTGAGAACTGGCAGGTTGCCCACTTCCGCATCCTTGGAAACGACAAATACGCTCCCTACGGAACTTCCGTTCTAGAGCCTGTTCGCCGCATTTGGCGTCAGCTTACTCTTATGGAAGATGCGATGATGGCTTACCGCATCGTTCGCTCCTCCGAGCGCAAGGTTTTCAAGATCGATGTTGGCGCTGTTCCCCCGCAAGAGGTAGAGCAGTTTATGCAAAAGATTGTGTCTCAATTAAAGAGACACTCTATCGTAAATAAAGACACTGGGCGTGTTGATCTTCGCTACAATCCAATGTCTATTGAAGAGGACTACTACATCCCAGTTCGTGCTGGCTCTGTGACCGACATCCAAAACCTCGGCGGTGGTCAAAACACCACAGCAATTGACGATGTAAAGTATCTCCGCGACAAAATGTTCTCTGGAATCAAGATTCCACAGGCTTACCTCACTATGGGTGAGGGCGCACAAGAAGATAAAACGACACTAGCTACGAAAGACATTCGTTTCGCTCGCACCATCCAGCGCCTACAGCGCTCTATTATTCACGAGTTAGAGAAGGTCGGCATCATCCACCTTTACACTCTCGGCTACAGAGGGGAAGATCTCCTAAACTTCAAGCTTGCTCTCAATAACCCGAGCAAGATTGCGGAACTACAAGAACTAGAGCACTGGAAGACCAAGTTTGACATTGCAGCATCAGCAACAGAAGGTTACTTCTCTCGCCGCTGGGTTGCCGATAACATCTTTGGAATGTCTCACGAAGAGTTCCTACGCAACCAGCGCGAACAATACTACGATCGCAAGCACGACACAGCACTTGAGAATATTGTCGAAGTCGCTGGTGGTGGTGGAGAGGCTGGTGTTGGGGGGCTTGACCTCGGCGGCGGCGATGAAGGTGGCTTAGATCTCGGCGGCGACGAAGGCGGCGCTGATCTAGATCTTGGTGATGATGAGGGAGGCGGTGATGAAGGTGGCGGCGACGAAAGCGCACTTCTAGCAGCACCTCCCGGCTCTCGTAACTCACCACGTCTAGCCAAGTCTCTCGGTAAGCGTGCGAGAGCAGGCAAGAAATATGTAACCAAGGGCTCTAAAGGCAAAGCTTATCAAAAAGTAGCAACAGATAAGAGACCACAAGGTGCTAGAACTCGTAACTATGCTAGCGTCCCAACACCTGAGATGAACACTTACAGAACCAATAATCTTGGCGGCTCTGAACTAAGATCACTCGCTAGAGGCATTTATGAAGAGCAAGACCCTAGTTACTTGCGAGACCAAGAGGAAGAGAAGGCTCTTCTTGAGGTCAACCATTCAGTAAAGATGCTTATTGAGAGTCTAGAAACAAAGACAACGGAGAACAATAATGAAGAATAAACATAATAAGAAGCGCAACACAGCGTTTGTTTTTGAAGCCTTGGCTCGCGAAGCCACTGTTGCTATTATCAAAGGCGACAATGAGAGAAAAGAAAAAGTTGTCTCTATCGTGCGGAAGCACTTCACAAGTGACTCTCTGTTGAAGAAAGATCTAGAATGTTATCGCTCTCTTTACGAAAACCAAGATCTTGATGAACCAACCAGCAAAAAGATTATGGAAGCAGCGATGGCTGCTAAGCGTCTCATCGACGCAGATGGCTTGTTCAAACAACAAACAGCAGTCATAAACGACATCAACAAAGACTTGAGTCCAGACACATTCAACAACTTTGTGCCGAACTATAAGTCACTAGCAACAATTGCCAAGATGTTTAACACAAACTCTCCAAAGCAATCTGTTATGCTTGAGACAAGAATAATAGAAGGAATGACTGGCAAGCTTGAAGAACAAAGTCTACAACCTGTTGATTCTCTTACTTTCTCTACTTTTACCAAAAAGTTCAACGAAAAATACGGAAGCTCTTTGCTTGAAGAGCAAAAAAAACTCCTCAACAAATACATCTCATCATTTTCTCAGGATGATCTTGAAGCAAAAATCTACTTCAACAGAGAACTCGGCAGATTAAAGCAGTCATTATCCGAAGCTACAAAGATAGAAGAGATCGCTAATGATCCAGAGATGCTAAAGAAGACACAAACCGTAAGAGAAAGACTTGAGACTCTATCAAAAGAAACAAACTTAAACGAGTCTACCCTGCTGACCATCATGAAAACACAGCAGTTAGTAAAGGAAATCTACGACGATGCCGATCACAGTTAGGATTGTCCCAATCCCCGAACCGATAAAGGTTACGATAAAGCCGAAAGCCCCACCACCCACGGTAACGCTAGAACTAGACATTCGCAAGTCCCTGAGTGGTGATCTAATGATCTTCGATCACGGAGACCTAGACATCGTGCTTTCTGGAAAAGACAAAAAGATTACTGCCTTTCCAAAGCAGACTATGACCGATTTTACCTACGGCGCACAAAACAGGCTATTCGCCCACCTTGCTCGCAAAGGCATCATCATACCCGAGTCTATCCAGGGCGGCTCTTATTACGGCGCTATGGAAGCCACACTACAAGAAGCTGCTGACGGCAAACTAAACGCTGCTAAGTTTGCGCTTGTAAACATCGAAAAATTCATCAAAGAAGAGAAGCCCTACTACGATAATGTTGAGGCAGTCGTCTCTGGCGTTGATGACGAATTCACCAACCCAGACAAGACCGACTCAACAGAACTCGGAGAAGTCCCCCAGCGTGATGAGCAAGGCTCTATTCGTCCTGGCTATGGTCCTAATAATGCTTACACCATGTCTTACATGTATACAATCTAGGGAGCCAGATGGAACTTATACTATTCGTCCTAATAGCCTACGGACTAACGCAAATTTTAGTCTATAGCGACATGCCCATAATAAAAAAACTAAGACCTCACAAGGAGTCCTACCGGGGTTACGGCAAGGTTTTTCACTGCCCCATGTGCATGGGCTTTCACGTCGGTTGGTTTTTGCTCCTGCTTTCTCCTTGGACGGAACTATTTACGTTTGACGCTACGATAGTAAACGCTTTTCTATTTGGTTGTCTTTCCTCCGCTACCTCCTATGTTCTTAACATGGTGTTTTCGGATGAAGGAATTCAAATAAAGCATAATTATAAGCATGACAATTTTTTCACAGAGGAATAACAATGAACAACTTTCTACTATCTAAATGGGGACTACAACCAGTCCGCCGCTGTTGCAAAGGCTCTTAACTCGCGCGGGTAACGCCCGCACAAGGAAAACAAAATGAAACTACTACGAGAATACTACGAACTATGTGAAGGCGGCGTCTGTAAAGATCTGCTAACAGAAGACGAGAAGCGTTTTGTTGAGGGTGGCGGAATGATGCTGACTGGCAAATTGCAAGAAGCAGATGTCCAGAACGGCAATGGTCGCGTCTATCCGCACAAGGTTTTGATGCGAGAGGTCGAGAACTATAAGAAGCTCGTAAAAGAAAAAAGAGCACTTGGCGAACTAGACCACCCCGATGATTCAGTCATCAACTTAAAGAACGCCTCACACATGGTCACAGACATCTGGATGGAAGACAAAGCCGTTATGGGCAAAGTCAAAGTTTTAAACACAGACGCAGGCAAGACCCTCCGCGCCCTCGTAGAAGATGGCGTCAAGCTAGGCATCTCTTCTCGCGGAATGGGATCTGTTTCAGAAGGCGCAGGAAAAGTTATAGTCCAAGAAGACTTCCAACTTATCTGCTTTGACTTCGTGTCCGAGCCTTCAACTCCAAACGCTTTTATGATGCGAGAAGCAAAAGAGTTCAACAATAAAGTATTTACTAAAGCAGATCGCATTAACAGATTATTAAACGAGGTATTAAAAAATGACTTGGAGTAGTTATCCCCAACATCAACTAGTGGCAGAAGGCTTTAGGGACTTCTTTAAGAGAAAGAAGAAATCTTCTGCGACTTATCCGGCATCCGAATTGACAACAATTGTCAATTTGATTTCTAATCTTTCTAAAAAGTTTAGCATCCCAATAGACACAGGTGTCATCGTAGATGAGTTTGAAGCAATGCTCAAATCTCAAAATATTGATTTGCAAGAGCAAGATGATAGATTAATGATAGGGGCAGACCTAAATCTTACTTTAGACAAGGCTCCAAAGTTAAAACAATTTATGACTGCTTTGAAAGAAGAAAATCCACAAGCTTTACAAATACTCGTAAAGGCTTTAAAGAAAGGCGCTTTTAATATCCCCAATGAGCAGCAAGCTGCATCAACAACACCAGAAAAAGAGCCAGAACCACCTCAACCAACAGCTACGCCAGCAGCCCCAGAAGCAGCCCCAGAAGAAGCTCCAGAAGAAGGTGGACTAAAGAGTTTATCTAGAGCAGAAATAAATCAAGCCTTGGGTCCAATTAAGAACTTTGGAAAACTTGATATTAAAAAAGTTAGACAAGAAATAGAAAACAATATTTCTAAACAATTAAAAGGCAACCCATACGCTAAGAAAATTAAAAGCGAACAACTGCCCAATGTTATGAAAATTTTAGATCAAGTAGAAAAAATACTATCAGGAGATTTTAAAAATCTTGTTAGCGAGTCTGATTCTAAAAAACTTATAAATCTAATTACCGAAGAAATAATTAAGGTGATAAATGAATAAAGCACAACTCAAGAAGCTAATCAAACCAGTCGTAAAAGAGTGTATCCAAGAAGTCCTCATAGAAGAGGGTCTTCTTACAGAGGTAGTGTCTCAAGTTACTGCCGGCTTGGCTAAGCAACCAATTGTCGAGACAAGAGAATCTAACACCAAAATAGGTTTAGGAAAAAGAACTAACATTCCTAACGACAACCTATTTAATGAAGACTTGCAAATGCAGCGTAAGTCCCGAGAGACGAATAAGAAACTACAAGAGCATCGTAGAAAGTTACTGGACTCAATTGGTAATGACGCCTACAACGGAGTCGATCTGTTTGAAGGCACAGAGCCTATTAGAGAATCAGGGACACCCGGTCAGGCACACAAACCAAATGTACTCGGCGACGATCCAAACGATGCAGGCGTAGATATCTCTTCACTCCTGGGAAATGCAAGTAAAGTCTGGCAAGCCATTAAATAGGATTAATAATGAGCAAAAGAAGAGGTTCCAACGTTGTCGTAAAGGCAAGAGAGTGTCGCGGTAACCACGACAAGATGATTCGTAAGTTCATCAACAAGTGTAAGAAAGAAAAAATTCTTGAACAAGTAAGAGACAGAAGGTACTTTAAGAAACCATCTGATGAAAAGCGCCACGCGAAGCAGGCTGCTATTCGTAGGCAGAAGCGAGATGTCGCAAAGCAAAAGGCTAAAGAAGCAAGCCGCGAAAGAAATAGATAAGACTATTTACTTACGACTATGTAAAAACGGAGGTTTCTTATGTCTAACTTTATCAAGTCCTACCAAGCGAATGTAGGACTTAATCACACGCCCGCCTATCAGGTTTCAGGACAGCCATTTGCTAGTGGCTCTATTAGTGCTACAAGTGGAGACGCAGTTGTTGTTCGCTTTCCATATGTAACTCGTTGGGTTCAGATTATCAATCATACGACAACCGAACTTACTTGTTCTTTTTCCGAAGCAGGTCTTACTGGTAATAATCACTTTAAAATTCATGCTGTTCATTCTGGCGGCTCGAAAGAGGGCGGATACCCACAGGTTTATGAATTAAAAGTTTCTGAGATGTGGTTTACTGGTTCTGCTAATTTTGATGTTGTTGCTGGTTTAACCTCCATTCCTGCTTCTCGCACCGCAACCGCTGATGGCACAAGTTGGTCAGGTTCTGTCGGGGTGGGCTAATAGATGGCTCAGTTTGGATGGGCATATGTCAATTGTAGCGATTCTAACCTTGGTGCCGAGATGGGCATCAGGTATGTTTCTGGCTCTGCTGTAACAGCATCGTCTACATTCATTTATGATGTAGACAACAATAAAGTTACACTAGATGGAGACATTGAGATCAACGGCGCTGTTACAGCAAGCTTCTTTGTTGTTGATCAGACAGAGATTGTCTCTGGTTCTACCATCTTTGGCAACACAACTGACGACACCCATCAAATAACTGGCTCTCTATTTGTGGGAGCTTCTGCTAGTGCTCCCGTCTTTAGAGTTGACCCTTACACAAGTCAATCAGTTACGACCGGCTTCAGGGTGTCTTACCAGTCTGTTACAACATCCGGTGTAACATCATCAAACTCTGATTACATCATTGGAATAGGTGGGAGCACCACTTTGGAATTTAGAGTCCACTCAGCTTCAGTTGCAGGTGCCGGCGGCATCTTATTGGTAAAAGACGAAGCCCCATCACGCTCAGGACCTATTGTAATTTCTGCTTCTAGTGGAGACACAATCGACGGCGCAGCATTCTACGAAGTTTCGGGTTCTAATCCTTCCATTTCGCTTTATTCCAATGGTTCAAATTGGTTCGTGTTCTAAATAAAGGAGTGATTAGATGGCTTATAACACTCTATCAGGAACAGTTGTAGCGAACGAAACAATCGTCCTGCAAGATAACGGACCTGATGCTAACATCGTTATGGGTGATTTTTATGGTAATGGAACACACATCACTAATGTTGCTCGTGTTGTAGCAAACGACATCAACGATTATGTTGTAACTCTCGGCAACCAAGAGCAAAGTTTGGTCGGAGAGCCAAATCTAAGATTCAATGGTTCTCGTCTTTATGTGAATGCACCAATAACTGCATCTGCATTACATCTCACCAATCTGCCTGATCTTGATAATCCCGATTCGACCGTCTTATTAGCTATAGACGAAAATGGCAATGTTTTTAAAAGCACCCCAACTCCGACAAGTGGACCCCTCTATTCTATTCAGTTTGAAGGAAGCAATAACAGCGTTACTGGGTCGTCTAGTTTTATTTTTAATCCACTATCCTCCAGTCTTTATGTGTCTGGAGCTATCAGTGGCTCAACAATGCAGTTAATCGGGCTTAGTCAAAGCCCAAATCCAGAAAACACAACATTGATTGCAATTGATAATGATGGTAACTTATTTAAAAGTACTCCTCCCCCATCGGCAGGACCAATCTATTCACTGCAATTTGAGAGCGACAACAACAGCGTGAGCGGATCTGATAAGTTTACTTACAATCCAGACGCCAATCAAGTCAACCTATCTGGTAATCTGATAATCTCCGGTAACATCACTGCTCACACATTCGACATCATCCACACAGACATAATAGAGATCGATGCTTCTGGTTCTACATTCTTTGGAAACAGCAACGATGATGCTCACGTCCGCACAGGCTCCCTATCTATCATGTCCTCATCAGGAGAGCAGTTCGGAGTAGACGTTGAAAACAAAATCACTACTATCAACACAGGCATAGTTCTCAACAGAGTCACGACAGCAACAAACTACACAGCCAACAAGTCAAACTACATCATTGGAGTAGACTCAACAAGCAACCCAGTAGTTGTAACGTTGCCCGATGCCGCTACTTTATCCAGCGGTCACGCATTTATCGTTAAAGACGAAGGAGGCGGGGCTTTCGCCAATAACATAACGATTTCAGCATCAGGATCACAAAAAATCAATAACTCAAATACAGTAGTTTTAGAAGTGCCCTATTCATCTATTCAACTTTATTGTAACGGCACCAGTGGTTTCTTTCTTTTCTAATTTCCACTAATGTTTGAGGATCCTATTTATCATTGAATAGGCAAGGCTTTGCCCTTGTTTATCTTACGACATTATAGGAGGATTTTATATGTCTAATTATGTTCCCGCAAAGGGTACTCAGGATCCACTCTGGAAGGGTGGTGGTCTTGAGGTTTCTGGTTCAGGCGTCTTGCGCGTTTCTGGTACTGGTACAAATGGTGAGGATATCCATCAGGATTTCCAAGATCACCTTGGAATTACTTCCGTTGAGACTCGTCTCTCTCTCGCAGAGGATGAGGAAGCAGCCGATATGGTGTCTCTCGACACCCGCATCTCTACTCTAGATTCAGAGCAGGATGCCGATCAGGCTTCTCTTGATCTTCGCGTTTCTAACGAAGAAGACAACCGTGTTGCTGGTGACGGCTCTCTTGAGACCCGTCTTTCTGACGAAGAAGATGCTCGTGCATCTGCTATTACTTCTAACGATGCAGCCCACGGCTCTATCGATCTTCGCGTCTCTAACGAAGAAGATAACCGCGTTGCTGCTGACGGTTCACTTACAACTCGCGTAAGCAACGAAGAGGACAACCGTGCTGCTGCAATCACTGCTGAAGCTTCTAGCCGTCTCTCTGGCGATGCTTCTGTAGGGGTCGTCATGGCTGCTGCTGATGCCTCTCTCAAGTCACTCTACGAGGCTGCCGATGTTTCTCTCACAACTCGTGTTAGCAACGAAGAAGACAACCGTGCTGCTGCAATCACAGCCGAAGCTTCTAGTCGCCTCTCTGGTGATGTTTCTGTCAAGGCTCTCCTTGATGCTGAGATTGCTGCTACCAACACTGACGTTGGCTCCCTAGACACCCGCGTTGGCAATGAAGAAGGCGCTCGCGCCGCCGCTGACTCCTCTCTACAGGTTCGCTTCTCTGACGCTGACTCTGTTGAGGCTTCTGCTCGTCTCTCTGGTGATGCTTCTGTAACAGTCGTCATGTCTGCTGCCGATCTTTCTCTCACAACCCGCCTGGGCGCTGAAGAAGGTGCTCGCGGCACCGCTGACACATCTCTAGAGACTCGCTTCTCTGATGCTGATAGCAACATGATTGTCAAGATTGAAGCTGATGATTCTTCTGAAGCCTCTACACGCCTTGCCGCTGATGGTTCTCTTGAGACCAAGATGGATGCTGCCGATGTCTCCCTCACCACTCGCCTAAGCAGTGAAGAGGTTGCTCGTCTCTCTGGTGATGCTTCTGTAGGAGTCGTCATGTCTGTCGCTGACAGCAACATGATTGTCAAGATTGAAGCTGATGACTCTACCGAGGCTTCTGTCCGTGCTTCTGCCGACGCTTCTATCGTCTCTATGCACGATGCTGATGAGGCTTCTATTAACACCCGCATGGGTGTTGAAGAAGGTGCTCGCGCAACTGCCGACACTTCCCTCCAGACACGTCTATCTACTGAAGAGACTGCTCGCAGCTCTGGTGATGCCTCTCTACAGACTCGCTTCTCTGATGCCGATTCTGTTGAGTTGTCTCTTCGTGAGTCTGTTGACGGTTCACTTGAGACTCGCGTAATTGCTGAGGAGACTGCTCGTGGCTCGGTAGACACTCTACTAAGCGCAGGAATCTCTTCTGAAGCTTCTAGCCGCGTCTCTGGTGATGCTTCTCTCGATAGCCGCATCACTGGTGTTGTTGCTGAGATGAAGGACATTGCTCGCATCGGTGGTAAGACTCTTGCCGCTTCTGATGAGCACCACATCGTCGCTAACGCCGATGCTCAGACCTTCACTCTGCCTGCTGCTCCAAACGAGGGTGACTTCTGGTTCATCAAGAACTTCAACGGCGTTGACGCTACTTGTATCATCGCT